CGCGGAAGAGGAGGATGAGGGGGAGGATGAGCGGCATCATGGGCGGTCCACGGGGAGGCCGTCGTCGTGCCATTTGATGGCCTGCTCTTGGGCGTAGGGAGGGTCGGAGCGGGATGGGGATCGGGGGGCGGAGGAGCAGAAGAGGACGAGCTCATGGACGAGGGTGCGGGCCTCTGGGCGAAGGGTGGGGAGGATGCCCATGATCTGCTGGATGACTGGATCAACGGCGTGCGGGGAGCGGAGAGCAGTGAGCTCCGCTTGGAGGGAGGCGACGACCTGTTGGAGCCTGTCAACGGAGGATGTCGCCTGCGACTGAAGGGCGGTGGAGGCGTCGAGGGCGGCGGAGGCGTCGGAGAGAAGGTCGGTGAGGGAGATGACGTCGGCGACCGCGTGCTTGAGAAAGGCGGCGTCCTTTGCGGCTTGGGCTGGGGTTGTGACGGGGCCAAGGGCGTAGGCGTCGACCCCACGAACGGCGTCGCGTACTTTCTCCTTGATGTTGAAGTCGCCAGTCCAGGAGGTGGACATCGAGGCGTTGAGCGCCCGCTTTTGGGCGTCGAGAATCTTGGGGTCGAGCGGCATGGGAGGGGACTCCTTTACGTCGGGAAGGTGGAGCGGGATGAGGGCACGCGGGAAGGTGGTCACCGACCCCTCCTATGGATGAGGGGTCGCAGGCGCCCCCTCATCGGATCGCGTTTCGGGCGATGAGGGAGTCAACCGATTCGAGGTCGAATGGACGGGCGTCAGGGTCGAAGGGGCGTTGGACGGAGCCGCGGAAGGAGTCCTCGGTTACGGCGCGGAAGTCGAAGCCGACGGGGAGGGCGTCGCCGTCGGGGAGAACCCAGAGCCAGTACTGGTTGGCGGTATCGACAAGGCGGGATTCGGCGGGGTAGAGCTCGACGGCCTCGCGCTCAAGGCCGATGACCTCGTTCTTGATGCGCTGGAGGTCGCGCCAGTCGTGGAGCGGGGACCGGTCGCGCCGCTTAATTGAAAGGGAGATCCACCCGCGGGATCGGAGCTTCGGGTCGAGGTACGTGGCGGCGACCTGGTAGCGGGAGTTGACGAAGTAGGCGTTTGGCGTGTGGGCTGGGTCGCCCGACCAGGGTGGGGCGTCAGCCTTGACGAAGGGCGTCCAGGGGAGGTCACGCATCGGAGGGCTCTGGCGGTGGGTCGCGGTGGGTCAGCATGGGTGGGGTCCTTTCGCGGCGTTGTGCGGCCATTATACACTGCTTGCCAGTAAATGTACACAGTGGATTGTGGCGGCGCGCGACGCGAAGGCGACCCACCCGTGGGGGTGGGCGGAGCCTTAAAAGAAGGGCGGGCTACTTGGGGGCGGGGGCGGCGTCCTTCGGGGCGGGGGCTTCCTCTTCCTCAGGCGGGCAGTAGGTGCAGGGGTCCTCGGACTCGGAGGAGTAGGAGATGGTGTTGAGGTACGCGGGGTCGGCGCCATCGGCGACCCACTTCTCGCTCAGGGCACCGAGGGCTGTGGAGTCGGAGACGGGGGGCGAGGTCTTGCCGGAAATGGAGTTGAAGAGGTGGAAGTGGTCGTCCGAGGGGTCGGCGATGACGTCCTCGACCGCGGGGACCTTGGGCGTGTCATCACCATCGGCGGATCGACCCTTGTCCGCTTCGGGGCCGACGGAGGGTCCGCCGACGGATGGGGAGGGGCCAGGGCCGGAAGAGGGACTTACGGAAGGTCCGGGAGCGGAGGGAGCGGAGGGATCGGAGGGATCTTTTGTGGAAGGCATAGTGGGAGGGTCCTTTCTCGACGTGCTGGGGGCATTGTACACCGGTCGCGAGTAAACGGGCTGCAGAGAATGGGCGGGGCGGAGGGCGGAGGGCGGATTACGGGCCAAAAACACGGAGGAAGTTGGCACTGAGAGAATCGGGCCAACGGAGCGTGAGTGGGGGACGAAGTGGGGCGGATGGAATGCGCGCGAATTGGCCTCCTCGAACGGTTGAAGGGATGCTGGGAGATGAGGGGTAGGTGCGATCAAATGGAAGTTTCTGCGATCGGGATGACGAGGTACGGGTGATCCCGTACAAATGAGAAGGGCGGACGCACGTGGGGGTCGCGCAGAGGACGAGGACCCGCAATGCACTGGGCGGTGAGGAGCCGCCTTGTGCGTTGATCCAGGAAAAGAACTTTGGGGCAAGTTGATGGCCAAAGTATGAGGCCATGTGTTGGTTGGGGTTGGCCCACGGCCAGCAGTCGGGGGTGACGGAGATCGAGGCCCAGAAGAAGTATCGCTCAAGGCGCGCGCGCGAGATCGACGTCGGCCAATCGACGACATTGATTCTGCACTGCGCGCAGAGGAGTTCGACCTGGGCGAGGATGAGGAGTTGGGTGGTCCGAAGAGTCGTCGAGCAGATCGCGCAGTGCGTCGTCGCGGTGGGGGTGCCGCCGGCATGAGAAGGTGATACGATACCAACGCGCATAGGTGCTCCAACAGTCTGTGCGTACGGCCCCCGACCTTCCCAGAGAGGATCGGGGGCCGTTTTGCATTTCTATTATACGCCATCCCCGTGCGGCGGGCGGCTTTCGACCTTACTGTAACAGCGTTTTTGTATTCAGCATAGCACTTTGCGACCATGAGAACAGTCCTGTAACGGCAGTGTGTCCCGGGGACTGTAACAAATTAGTTACATTTATTGATACAGTGTTACAGTCCTGTTGCCGCGACCCTTTGGGTCTGAAACAAGCCAGGCGACCGAGCCAATTTGAATTCGTTTTGGCACTTCTCTGTATTCCTAAAAATTCTGTGTTACAGTGTTACAGAGGAAGCGTAACATCTCGGATTAGCCCCAGAAAAAAAGTATTAATATATATATATAAATTACCTATATGTATACTTTCGCGCATCGCTTCGCGCGAGCGTGCTAGGCCAACGTTGAGCCTACATTGTGTAACACTGTACCTGTACAATTTCGGCCAGCACTCTAGGTCCCAAAATGGGCCCCAAAATGCTGGCCGAAGTACGGTTACGTATGCACAATGTTAAAGAGGGTCGTCCCCGGTGGGTCGGAACTCCCATCGGAAAGACGACGTGTCGTGCAGTGGTGCATCCAGCGACCGGGTGGTGACAGTTGCTGCCACTGCACGACAGCATCGCCATCCTACACCGGCCGGCCCAAGATGTACATCTCGCTGGGGGTGGGGTGTAGAATCGCTCCCAATCACACTCGAGGGGTCGAATGCCGCACGACGAAGACGGCGCGCCATCCATTGAACTCACCCAGGAGACCCGCGACCTTCTTGACGCCCGCATTTTGAGTCGCACGCCGCGCCATATGATCATTCGAGAGTTCGGGTGCACCAAAGAATGGCTCATAGAGTATGGGAAGGATTTTTGGAAGCGGCACGCCGAGACGCTTGAGCAGACGCTGCCGCGGAACATCCTCTCCATGGCGCGGACAATGCTCAATGCACAGGAGGAGAAGGTCTTCGACCATGAGGCGCGGTCGAAGCTCATCGACGCGACGCTCCAACGCGCGGAACTGATCCTCGACGGGATCGGAACCCCCCAAGAACTCCAACAGTTCGCCGTCGCCATCGGCATTTTGATCGACAAGAAGCGCCTTGAGGATGGGGAAGCCACAAGCCGCCCAGAGGTAACTGCCAGTGAAGTCCGAGAATCTATCAGTCGCCGAATCGCTGAGCTTGCTTCCCGACGGGGAGAGATCGGAGATTCTGGGAGCGCTGTCGGATGAGGCAGTCCGTGGGCTAGAGTACGACTGGGAATTTTGGGCCCGTCATAACCAGCTCGCCCCACCTGGGGACTGGGCGGTGTGGATGATCTTGGCTGGTCGGGGCTTTGGGAAGACTCGTGCCGGCGCAGAATGGGTTCGGCAAGAGGTCGAGAGTGGGCGACGCAAGCGCTTCATTTTGATGGGCGCTACGTCCGCGGACATCCGCGACGTCATGATCGAGGGCGAGAGTGGGCTCATCTCAGTGAGCAGTCCGTGGTGTCGCCCAAAGTACCAAAAGTCGCAGTCGCGGGTCGTGTGGCCGAACGGCGCCATTGCCAATCTCCGCAGTGCGGACACCCCAGACCGCCTTCGCGGCCCGCAAGCGGAGGGTGTGTGGGCTGACGAGCTCGCCGCGTGGCGCTACCCAGAGGCGTGGGACATGGCCATGATGGGACTCCGCCTTGGAAAGAAGCCGCAAGCGGTCGTGACCACGACGCCCCGTCCGACCCCCATCATCAAGAAATTGGTGAAGGACGTGAACTCCGCCATCACGCGCGGTACGACCTTCGACAACCTCGTCAACCTTGCCCCGACCTTCCGCTCCACCATCCTTGCAAAGTACGAGGGCACCCGTCTTGGGCGCCAAGAGCTCTATGCGGAGATCTTGGAGGACGTGGTTGGCGCCTTGTGGACCCGCGACATCCTCGAAGCGGGTCGTGTGACGAGCACGCCGGCCCTCCGACGTATTGTGGTTGGGGTCGACCCCGAAATCACGTCGGGCGAGGACGCCGCCGAAACTGGGATCATCGTCGCCGGCGTCGCCCGTATCGCGGGCGTCGACCACTACTACGTGCTCGACGACATGTCCATTCGCGAAACGCCGAGGGGCTGGGCGCAGAACGCGGTGGCCGCCTATCATAAGTACCGGGCGGACCGCGTTATCGCCGAGGTGAACCAGGGTGGGGAAATGGTCGAGTACACCATCCAAACGGTCGACCGCGGCGTCCCCGTGAAGATGGTGCACGCCTCCCGGTCGAAGCAAGCCCGGGCCGAGCCGATCTCCGCGCTCTACGAAAAGGGCTTCGTCCATCACGTCGGCTACTTCCCATACCTCGAAGACCAACTCTGCTCGTGGGTCCCCGGCGAGAAATCGCCTGATCGCCTGGATGCTATGGTCTGGGCCCTAAGCGAGCTCAGCCAGGGCGCGCAGCTCCCGATGCAGTGGAAGTCGGTCGCGTGACGACCCTTTTTTCGTCCTTCGAAGTGGACCAACCATTTACCGCGATTGTCGTGTCATTCGCCGCATTTAACGTGCCGTTCATGGCACCCAATGCAGCATTTAGAGCGTTCGACGTACCATTCACTGAGCTCGATCTACAATGCATTGAACCCACTCGCGCACGCGTTCTGACATATCCTAATCGCGTGCGCCCGCACTAAGGAGTCGTTACATGCCGGATTGGCTCGGACCACTTCGGTCCCTCACGGGGAGGGCCCTCACCAAGGCCAGGTCGATGTCAATGACCTTTGTGCCGCAGTCCGTGGTCAACCAACAGTGGATCATGGACGCCTTCTTCGTTCCGCTCACGAAGGAAGGGTACAAAAAGAACGCGGCCGTGTACGCCTGCATCCGCATCATTTCCCAATCCCTCGGCGAGCCGCCGATCATCTACACGAAGCGGACGACCGCCATTGGGGACGAAGAGGAAGAGGTCGAGCCGTCGAAGGAGCTGCGCGAGCTGCTCGAGTACCCCAATGAGATGATGACCCAATTCGAGATGCTCGAGCTTATGGCCACCCATATGTGCATCTGCGGATCGACGTACTGGTGGAAGGAGCGCGCGAACAGCGGGAAGATCAAGGCGCTGTGGCCCCTCCGCCCTGATCGTGTGAGCCCCCTCTACGCCAATCTCCCGGTTGAGGGGGAGCGGGTCATTCGGGGGTGGGTGTACCACACCCCAGGGTCGGGTGAGGTCATCCAAATCCCGTCGAAGGACGTGCTCTTCATCAACTTCCCCGACCCACTCGGCGAGTCAGGGGGTATGGTCGAGGGGCTCGGGCCATTGCAAGTCCTCGCCCGCGAAGTGTCGGCCGACAACGAGGCGACCAAGTTCACTGGGGCGATTCTCGCGAACTACGCCCAGCCAGGGTGGGCCATCCAAGTGAAGGCCGCGATCCAGGACGAGGCCGAAGCCCGCCTCATCAAGATGAAATTCCAGTCGGAGTTCGGCGGCGCCCACCGTGGCGAGCCGGCCGTCTTCGACGCGGACACGACCATTACCAAGCTCTCCTTCACCATGACCGAACTCGAGATGCCCTCACTCCGTGAGTTCTCCGAATCCCGCATCGCGGCCGCGTTCGGCGTCCCAGCCATGCTCGTCGGCCTCAAGGTCGGCCTCGCCCACTCGACCTATTCCAACATTCAAGAGGCCCGCCGCGATTTCACGGAGCGCACCCTCGAACTCTGGTGGCGGCGCATCGAGGACGTCTTCAACCGCGACCTCGTCCAGGAGATCCAACCCCGCCTTCGGGCCCGCTTCGACCGCACCTCAGTCCTCGCCCTTGTCGAAGCCCGCATTTCCCACGCTGAACCCATTCGCACCGCGTGGGGCTCCAACGCCGCCACCCTCAACGAGTACCGCACCGCCATCGGCCTCAAGCCCGACCCCGACCGCGGCGACATGTACAAGCTCATGGCCGACATCGTCCTCGAAACCGCCGCCAACCAAATGACCCAGCCCCCGCCCCCCGAGGAGGCCGCCGGCGCCCTGCCGCCCCAAGATCCCGAGGATCCCTATGGACTGTTCGGCGATCTTGGGGTCGAGAACGCCGGCCAGCCCGCCCTCCCCGCTCCCGCCGGCCAAATGGCGCTCCCAGCGGGTGGCGCAGCCACCCAATGGTCGGACGACCAGTTCCCGACCGCCTTCGCCCCTCCCCCGATGAAAGCCACGAGCCCGGAGGAGCTGGCCGACCAGGCCCGGGCACTCTACGGTGGGGCCGCCAATGAGCTGGCCCCAGCACTCAGTAAGGCGCTTGCGCGGCAAGCGGTCGAGGCCGCGGTCCAATTCATGGCCGCGATGAAGGAGTCCGATGGGGCTTCCTGAGCGCCTCTTCTCCTTCTTTGAGTCGTTCGTCACCGCCTCCGCGTTTGGAAAACTGCTCACCAAGATCGCCACAGCCCTTTTCGACGACGCGATCCGCTCCGTAGAAACCCAGTTTGACGTCACGATTCCGGAGGAACGGGTCGCCACCGCGCGCAATGTGCTCCTGGAGACCGTGGGCACCCGCATTCGCGGGATTAATGAAGGCACGCGTCAAGCGGTGGCCATTGCCGTCCGCGACGGCCTTGCCAATGGGGAGTCCATCGCCCAGGTCGCGGCCCGCATTGAGGGGCTCCCCGCCTTCTCCCCGAAGCGGGCGGAGCTCGTCGCCCGTACTGAGACCGCCTATTGGTACAACCTCGCCGCCATCCAGGGCTACCGCGCCACGGGGCTCGTCGACGACGTCTTCGTCATGGACGGCGTCGACGACGATGACGAATGCCGCGCCGCCAACGGCCAAACGTGGTCGCTCGACTTCGCCGAATCCCACCTCCTCGCTCACCCGAACTGCCGTCGCGCGTTCGCCCCAGTCCTCCGCCCCGCCTCAAAGTTCTTCGCCAATCCCACGCCCACTCCCCCTCCGCTTAAGTTCAACCCCTATCACGATGAGTTGGGGAAGTTCTCTACGGGGTCGGGAGCGGGCAGCGCCGCCCCCAAGCGCCGCATTCCAAAGCCCGGCGACACGGGGCTCCCCCACATGAAGGAGGGCGAGCAGGTCTCGATGATCGGCCCAAGCGGGGACGTGTACGTCATCGCCAACAACGGCTTTGTGCGGGCCTTGCCCAAGAGGAGTGCCGCCGCCGACGTCCCCACCGACCCAAACCTCCTCACCGCCATCAAAGAGGGCCTTGTGCCGAATACGGCCGAGTACCAAGCGCTCACCAACGCACGGCCGATGATCCAATTCAAGGAGATGGCGGACGAGGCCGACGCGATCGCGAACATCGACCCTTCTTCGCCCCAATCGTGGAACTCGGACGCGGAGACGGCAAAGGTCGCGGTGATGAAGCGGCTCGCCGTGCGGCTCAAGGGCAACACCGACTTTACGCACCTTGCGGAGCACATTGGGGAGCTTGCGGCGCCCGGCCACGTCGGCAGCACGATTCAGGAGACGGCCGTCTCAACGCTCGTGCAGCAGTGGTCGTGGACCTCGTGGGACTCCAATGCACTGTCCATCGCCATCCAACGCGCCGCGGCCCACGTCTTCGGGCAGCCCGCACCCAGCACCACAAACGTCGACCTCAACACCACCGTGATGAAGCTCGAAGCGTGGTACGGCGAGGGCCTAAAGGCCTTTGTCAAGGCCCAGTACGACGAATCGCAAGAACAGCTCGCGAAGCACGGGATTACGGAGCTTACGGTCGTGAGGGGCCTCTCCTTCGGGGAGTCTGAGGAGGGGAATGAGGACCACTACCTCTCCGGCAACCCTTCGGACCTCCCCACTGTGCGCTACCTCTCCGACACGAGCGGCCCGCCACTGAGCTCGTGGTCGACGAACCCCGAAACGGCGTCGGGGTTCGCCAACAACCTGAGCCGCGGTGCCATGGCCGTCGCCCGCGTCCCAGCCTCGGAGGTGGTCGGCACCCCCTTCACGGGGGTCGGGTGCCTCGGCGAGTCGGAGATCGTGCTGAAGTCGGGCACGACCCCCGCCTTCGTGTTCCTCGCCCCAAAGCACAACGGCCTCTACCACTTCCTTTCCATGTATGAGGGCATCGACCCCGAAAAGGATGCCCCCTCCGGCCAGCAAGTGATGGAGGGCATCGAGCCTGAGTGGGAGCCAGAGCCCGAAGCCGGCGCCCTCCCACCCAAGGGCTTCGCGTACTCCACCATGACGTACGTCGACCCACAATCCTCAGCGCTCTCGCCGGTGGAACAGGCAAAAGTCGACCAAAAGCTCCTCCTTTCGCAGGTCGTCCCCATCGGGTGGTTCTACCCCGGCCCCGCGCTCACCAACCCAGCCCCCGCCCTCA